AGTTCCAGTACAATCTACTTGTAAGGAATAAGGTAAACCTGTGTTATCTGGTACACTTGTTGACCTTGACCAAGTTGCTGTACCGTCTGTATCTTCTTCTCCTCTAAATCTGTCAACATTATAATAGCCATCACTCATAGTAACTGTTGATCCACTTCGTTGCCATATACCCATGTCACCATTAATTATTATCGGTTGAGCATTAGGTCTAAATTCGTCTGTTGTACTAGCTTTTATGTAAGAGTAATCTACTCTTTTAAGTACGCCTGCGTCACTTACTAAAAATTCGTCTGTGTCTGCAGGCTCGGCACCGAGTGCACTTTGTCCGCTTATAACATCATCTGCTAAAGTACTTCCTGTTACTGATCCTGCTGGTGGTACTACGGTTTGAACCGCCTTACCTAAGAAAACACAATACATTGTGTCTGTGCCAGATGTTGCTGATGAAAGTGTTAAAGTTGTACCTGAAGCTGTATATGCATACGAAGCACCAGGTTGTTGAACGACATTGTTTATTACTAAACGTATATCATTCTCATTTGATACAGCGTGAGTAAGCGTATACCCTGTAGTTGCACTTGTTGTAAAATGCTGTACTGCAAAACTTGCGTATTTTTCTGCTGGAATATTTCCTATATAAGGCAATTAATCCTCCTTATGTGCTTATATCATCGACAGCTGAAACCCACACATCTGCGGAAGAAGCTGTGTCTGATACAACTTTTAAAACATCACTAGCTTGCATAACAAATTTTGCACCTCCGGCTAATATCTGTAACGCACCGCCGCTAGGAATGGGCGCGCTTTTAACTAAGTAAATGTCATTAGCCCCATCATTAATGTAAACATCTGCAAGAATTGTAGATCCTAAAATATTTGATACAGAAATACCAACAATGGTATCATAAGAGTTAGCTGTAACTAAAGTTGCTGGGCTTGTTCCTACTGCGTTTGATGTATATCTTCTAAAATTTTGTGCCATATATTATCCTTATATCAGAGGGCCACGGCCATTGCAATGGCAAAGCCAGCGGACGCTCCTGCTGTTCCTGATGATGCCGCGGTTAATTGTCCTTGAGCATTTACTGTTAGACTAGCATTTGTGTATGATGCTGCCGTGACAGCCGTGTTAGCTATGTTAACTGTAACATCTCCAGATGAGCCTCCACCTGATAATCCTGTTCCTGCTGTTACAGCAGTTATATCACCTGTTGTAGGTGATTGCCATTCTGGTGCAGTCGCTCCTGCATTCATTGCTAATACTTGATTGGCAGATCCTTTAGCTAATCTTGCTGGTGTATTTGCTGAGGACGCATACAAAATATCACCTTGAGTAGTTAAAATTTCTTCCATCGTTTTACTTGAAGGATATGTAACAAATACATCTTTTGTTCCCGCAGAAAACGTTACTTGGCTAGTATTACCATTTGAATTAGTAAAGACAGTTGTTCTTGTTAAATTAGCGCTAGAGCCGTCAAGTGTACCTAAACCTACTTCCCATTCATCAGCTGTTTGATGAGCTATAGTATAGTAAGTAGTGTTACTATTACCAATGCCAGTAGCAAAAGTATCAAAACCAGCTGACGTACCTCCAAGTGCTACCGCACCTGTACCAGTCGTAGTTGTGGTTTCTTTTACCCTATCATTAACTTTAAATACCATGAGGTACCTACGCTAGTTGTATGATAGCAGTTGCTGCTGCCGGTGCGGGGAAATCTATAGTGAAAGTACCAGCTGTTGCTGTTTTATCTCCACCAAAATTTAATACACACACTGCTTTATCACTTTTATCTGTATTGTAAATTAAACATCCACGTGCTGTAATTGTAGCACTTGTCCAAGATACAGGGGATGTAAAGTCACAAATTGCAACTGATCCATCTAATGTTGGTGTAGCACTAACTAGAGGTTTTCCTCCAGTAGAATACCCAGTTCCACTAGTACCTACTTGTCCGCCTAAGCCTCCAGAGTAAGCAGTTGTAGATGCATCTATTGTTGCACTATTTGTGTACAATGCTAAGTTAAAAGTATCACCACTTGAAGCGGTGAAGTTGTGTGTTCCGACAAGAACTTCTTGTTTAAAACTGTTACATACAGCTGAAGATCCTATTGCCATTATTGTCCTCCTTGAGTTAATTTTTGTGATCCAAGTCCTGGTTGAAATGAAGGTCTAGGTACTCTAAGTACACCAGCTGAATATTCATCACGTTTTCCACGACCCATTTGTTGCGCAGCAACCTCTTGTAAAGTGGTTTCGTACGATTGAGTATAAATTTGCAGCATTTCTGCTGGACCCTTTAAGTAATTAAAGGCTTCAATAAGACACCCATGTAATAATAATTTAGGTATGTTATCTCCCATCCAAGTTGTAGGATTAGCAGAAGTAAGTCTATCTGGTAATTTAGACATACTCAATTCCACAGTAAAAGCTGCACTTGGAGTAGGTACTACGTATACAGTATTATCATCCCATTGTGAATAATATTTTGGGGTTCCTGTAGCTGATCTATCAGGCCAATATTCATTCATAAAACTTACGTCTTTTCTTTCAAGAAAAGTTCTATCTCCTGTACCAGAAGCGGGATAAATCATAAGACTATTAATTGTAGAAAATAAAATAGGTGTTGGTCCAGCTCCTCCTGGTAAACTTAAAAAGCCATTACCGGTTGTAAAGTTAGCAAATTGATGTGATGTAAAATTAGGTAAAGCTAAATCTCTTAATATTTTATTTTCGGTATGTTCTATAAAATCATTAACAATAGTATCGGTTAAAACATCACTAGATGTTTCAGTGTAATCTCTTATTTGTTGTACTAATTCAGTATAAGTTGTCATGCTGATAATGTAACTGGCCCTGCAAATGCCTGTCCTCCTCCACCTACAATTGTTGGATCAGCATGAGCTAATCCAGTAGGAATACTATAAAAATTTTCATCTATTACAGTTATGGTAAAACCAATAGCTCGATTTAAATCAACGGCAAATATTTGATCTTCCACATCTCTAAATCTAACCGTATCTCCTGTTGATCTATTATTTCCCGGTTCATAAACTTTTATGTAACCTACACCTGGTTCATGTCTAAAAGCATTAAGTGGTAACAAGTTAGTTGTTGCCGGAGCTATTCTTGCTGGACGTGGATGTTCTAACGCTTGGGGATCTGGAGAATGTTCATGAGGCATCAATTGAGGTGCCTTAGGTTCATACTCACTTGTATGTACCCGCATACCATTCCATTCTTCTACCATTTCATTGTAGGGGAATTGTAATCCACTACGATCTGAAATAGCTATTGCATATTTTCCTTTAGCGTAAGCCATCTATTATACTACCATTTACTATCGTTCGGTCCAACCCAATGATATTTACCACCTTTTTTGGCAGCACCCATTCCTTGAGCCGTTCCACTAATAGTTCCCTTAGCAATTTTAATCTCTTGTCCACCTAGTTCTCTATTAGTTCCTGTTGGTGCATTTCCTTTATCAGTTGCTGCTCCAACATTTTTAATAATGGAAGGTGTACTTATTTGACCTCTACCATAATGACCTATTTTTTTAGTAGATGCATCACGAGTATTAGTTGTTTGTTTATTCCATTGTGGGTTACTCATTAGTCCTCCTTTTTACATTCACAGTTTCCACAAGTACATTGTCCGCCACAGCATGATGCGCCGTTGCTACAATGACATTCATGGTCACAATGTTTACATATTGGCATATTTACCTCCTATGGTATATACGCTTGCGCCGGTTTAACTCTAAACGAGACTCTTTCTCGGTTAGCATCAGCGGTTCTGTCAAATTCTTCATCGTATACCGCTTTTAGCCCTGGTGTTAACATCGGGGCTCTTTTTAAAGAAATATAATAAGCTAATCCTGAAACTAAACAAGGAAGAAAATAGAAAGGTACATCTGCATTATTTGAATATGCCCCTGCATCCATTATTCTATTTATGTAAAAATATTTCATTATGTAAGCTTTATCCGGATTTGGATAAACAAATAATGTCATATCATGTTCTGGTCTACCAGAATTACTTCCACTAGCTGTGGTTACTTGACCATTAATTAAACAATATTGTGTAGGTCTAGCATCACCTGTATCAGTTTCTCTCTTTCTACTTAAATTCATATATTCTGTTCTGGAAATTTTAGTGATTGCTACGTCTGTAGTATTTTGATTACCATCTAAATTTGCAGTTGCATTAGCTGTTGTTGTTATTGTTGCGTCAATAATATCTACAACTTTTTGATCAATAGAATAATAATTAGTTCCTGCTACCATAGAAGTAGTTGCATAATCAATGGTCCATAAATTTAAACCACGATTAGCCCAATCAGAAAACATTAGATTTAATGATCTTCTAGCAGTTTTTAAATCATAACCACTTCTTACTTCAAGACCACATCTTTCAAATGCTTCTTCTATTATTTCCTCTATTGAGAGGTTAAATGTTCTCGTACCTGAATAAGCCATTTAACCCCCTATGAGATAGCGTCGTATTCTTTTATAAACTCAATAACTATAGAAGCGCTATCACCATTGGTTACAGAAGAAAAATTAATATTTACATCCCCTGAATAGTTTGTAGCTTTTGTATTTTGTAAAGTTCCAATAGAGCCAAAATCCATATCGTCAGATGTATTACATACCCATGCAATTGGATTTGTTCCACTGTTATCCCATTCTATTAAAAGTGGTTTAGCAGCGCTAGAAACACTAGAACTCCACCATAATCTATTTATGTTGATATAAGTACATGCTGTTCCATCAGCTCTTGCGTTAAGTGCAGATGCATCAACTTTAAAAGTTTCAGCTGTAGTTGAAGCTATTGTAGCTGTAAACGAATAGATAGCTTTTCTATCTCCGTCAAATAATTTTTTTGTATATTGTGCCATTTAATTCCCCTTGTACAAGGATGGGGACATTACTCCCCACCCACGGTTATATTATTTTACCAAGTATCTCCTGAAGCAAGATTTTTGCCTTGCATAAAGTCAATCTTAATCCATGCTTGACCAGCTGTAGATAATGTTCCAGTTGGAGTATAAGTCAATACTGCTTGTACATCTGAGTTATAAGAAACTCCGTCTGAACCAGTTTCTGATTGAGATACGCTTTTCCAAACTGCAGTTTGTGTAGCATCCACAGTCACAGCTCCACCAGTATTACCAGTAGTTGTAACTGCACGCATAACAGCAGTAGCAATGTCTGCTAAATAATCCTGATCATCAGATTTTCCAATTTCCATTGGATCTGCTGTTCCAGCATTAAACGCTTCTGCTACCCACACCTTAATACCAGTAATGGTAGATTGGTAAGGAATAATTCCTAGCGCTCTGCAATAAACATCTCCTGCCACAGACGCTGTTCCCACGGTAATATTACCAGTGGTAGCACCACTTGTAGCAATTTTAGTTACGCTCTTAAAGTTCGCTGCTGTGCTATTAGTAGTATAAACAGTACCAGCATTTGGACCTGTGATAGTTTCACTTAAAGCTTTGCCATCAACATCTGTTCCAGTGACAGTGAAAGTAATTCCTGAATCATTACCAGAACTTGTAATGCCAATTTTTCTTGCCCACGCTGCGTCAGCAGTTGTTGAAACTGCACTTCCAAGAGCTGGTGCATAAATTGAATTACCATTAACAGTAGCACATAAAGCGCCATTTAATGTCAAGTTAGCTGCCGCTGCAGTTGTTTGTGAAGCGCAAATACCATCTGTATCTGCCGCTGCTGGTTCTTGAAAATAACGAGCTAATGAGTTAGTTACCCAGTTAGTGTCTTTTAAATCTTTACCACGATAACCACCTGACGTGGCTCCGCTAATTACTGGACCCGTTTTAACCGGACCCTGAAAAGTTGTTGTACCCATTTGTACTCCTTTGGCTGTATAGGCCTTTTGTTACGTCGTCTCTATACCGTCTGCCTAGCCAGTCTCCGTAACTATTTTACTAGGGGTAAAAGGGCGAACTAACTTCGCCCTTTTAAAAGTTTTATTAAGCTCCTGGTGAACCAAAGATACCTCTCCAGTCAGACCAGCCGAAGCTGTATCTTTCTCTGGCTTTGTATCTAACGTTTCCAGTATCAAAATCGCCTTCCATAGCAGTTCTAATTGGAGCTCTCACGAAGTGTTTAAGTCCATTAGGTGCATCTGTTTTAATGAAGAACGCATCAGTATCAGTAAGGAAGTTGTTTACAACATATCCTTCAGGTACCATACCCATTGATTTGATTGCGTTGATATCATTATCAGCAGTGCCTACTCTACCAGCAGATTTCATTAGTCTCTCAGCTACAAACTGAAGGTTTACTGGAATGATCATTTTCATGCCTCTAAGAGCAATCTTTAATCCTCTTTCATCCTTCATGTCAGCAATATCAATTAACATCTGCTCAAGCGAAGTTTCGTTTAAGTCAGCTGCAGTTGATAGCTCGTTCTTTTGGTTTCCACTAAGAGTTGGGTGATCAGTCGCACAAAGCTCCTTATTATCACCACCAAGATAAGAGTTGTTAAACGCTCTGTTAAGAATGTTTGCAGCTTTAACTTGTTTAGTGTTAGCCATAGAACGCGCTAATGCTTTAGTGTAGCGAGTGCTAAGTTTGTCGTAAAGATTATCCTCTACAGCTTCTTCTGTAAGTGCAAAAGCTAAAGCAATAGTCT